CGTGGAGTCGATGACAGGCGCTCTGCCGCCCGATGTAGTCGCACGGCTCAAGCGCCGGAGTAATAAGAGGAAGGCGGCTGCTGGGGGTGGGGGAAGCGTCAAGATTGAGAAGTACTCGTCTCAGAAGGCCGCAGCTCAGGCAACGGGCAAGGCGTCGACGAAGACGGCAGACGCAAAGACGTCGTCAGCTGCAGCAGGGGCCGCGTCGAGGCACAGGAAGGTGGCGTGATGTCGATCGTCGAGATCCAGGTGCATGCAGAACTGCCGAATCACTCGCTGGTCGTTTCGCTCGACGACACCGATTACAGGATGACCCTGTGGTGGAACACGCGCGACGCGCGGTGGTTCCTGTCCGTTGCATTGGCCGACGGAACGGCGCTTGTGTCCGGGGTTGCCGTTGTCGTCGACTACCCGCTGCTGCAGCGGTTCGCCTCGGTCGATCTTCCACCGGGGATGCTCCTCGCGGTGGACACGACCGGGAACGGTGTCGAGATCTCCCAGCAGTCCGACCTCGGCGATCGCGTCCGGCTCACGTACATCCCACAGGCGGACCTGTAACGTGGGCGTGCAACTGTTCAACAGGCGCTGCCATCTTACCGTCGCTCCGCTTGATGGTTCGGAGGGGATCGAGATCTCCGGCCTGCGCATCGTGTTTGACGTGAAGCAGACCAGCACGTCGGAGGCGAACACCGCCGTGATCCAGGTCTACAACATGGCAGCGGCGAGCCGGGGGCGAATCCGGACCAGGGACCAGGGCGTCGAGCTCCGGGCCGGGTATGACGAGCTTGAGCAGCAGCTGTTCGTCGGGGTCATCAAGCGGGTCGAGCACCGTCGTGAGGGCACCGAGATCGTCACCGAGATGGAATGCAAGGATGGGGGAAAGGACCTCGTTGAGCCGGAGTTTCGTCTGTCCTACAGCAGAGGGACAAGCCGGCGGACCGTGGTCGCGGACATCCTCGCAGCGATGCCGCACACAGCCCGGGGCAAGATGTCGGCCGATGGCCTGGACGGGGCCTTGAACGGGAGGATGGCGTTCAGCTCATCGGCGAAGCAGGCGCTCGACCGCCTGGCCCGGTCCTGGGGCTTCGAGTGGTCGATCCAGGATGGTGCGCTCCAGATCTTGGACCCCGACGGCACCGTCCAGTCGCCGGAGCTGGCGTTCGTACTGAACGAGTCGACGGGCCTGATCGGCTCACCGTCCGTCACCGGACGCGACTCCGTCGGATTCGAGGACTCCAAACCCAAGAAGGGGAAGGCCGCGTCGACAGCCGCCGTCAAGCGAAAGACTGGGGCCCGGTTCCAATCCCTGCTGCTCCCGTCGCTTCGCCCCGGCGGGTACGTCCTGCTTCAGAGCGAGTTCCTGGCCGGTGCGTACAAGGCCGAAAGCTGTGAGCACAAGGGCGACACCCATGGGCAGGACTGGACCACGGACGTCGAGGCAAAGCTGCTATGACTCCGGGCCAGCCCAACCTCACCCAGCTTCTGGAGGCCGCGATCGCAGCCGCGGGGGAGGACATCCGGGTGTGCATCCCCGGGGTGATCTCCAGCGTCTCGGCCGACCTCAAGACGGCCAGCGTACAGCCCACCGTGCGCCGCGCAGGGGCCGATCATGCCGACCCCGTGCTCCCGGCGGTCCCGCTCCTGTTCCCGCGCTGTGGGGCGGCTCGCATCACCTGGCCGGTCGCTTCCGGTGACCCCTGCATCATCCTCTTCGGCGACCGCTCACTCGAAGAGTGGGAGTCGGGCGGCGGTAGCAAAGCCATCGAGCCCGCCGACCCGCGTACCCACGACATCACCGATGCCCTGTGCATCCCAATGGGGCGGGGCGGGTCTGGCGTCAGCCGCTCGTCCGACGTGAGCATCGCCATCGACGATCATACGGCGGGGACGGCGGAGCTACGGCTGCTTGCTGACGGGACCGTCGCTCTTGGGAACACCCTGCGGGTCGGTGGTTACAAGGAGTTCGACGGGACAAACCAGCAGTTTAGCGGCGTTGCCGAGCTGCTCGGGCTCGTCGTCGAGCTTGTCGACGTTCTCATGTGGAAGCTGAGCGACGGAAAGAAGCTCGTCGCCGGCACACCGGACGGAAACACAACGCCCTGCTGCCTCACCGAGATCGCCTGGAACGCGATTGCTCCGATCCGCGCCAAGCTCGACGCTCTCAAGGGGTCACTCTGATGATGACCCACCTCCTGTTCTTCGGCTCCAACACTGCGATTAAGCGTTGGGACTCCGTCACTGGGGCCTGGACCAACCTCGCATGGCCCAGGCCCTGGACCTACACCAGACCGTACTGCTTCAGCGGCCGCTCTGATGACCTGTGGGTTGGGCTGAATAACTCGCTCGGCTACCCATGGGTACACCACTACGATGGATCTACGTGGACACTGCACACGCTGACCGCCGCGGGAACAGCCTCGTCGTATGGCACAGTCGGGGCGATCTTGTGGGTCTCGCACACCGAGGTCTACTGCGTCGCCAACAAGTACACCGGGAGCTCCACAGCGCTGCTGATGAAGTGGGACGGGGCGACGTGGTCTGTGCTCGGGACGACTGGATCCTACGGGGTCAACTGCTCCCTGCACCGTGACTCGCTCGGGCGGATCTTTGTGGCCGGCGACTCGACATCTGCCGGAGGCTGGCGCTATTGGATGTGGGACGGCTCGACGCTTCAGGCGCTGAGCGATGGCGAGGACAGCGCGTTTGCCAACGTCACCGGGCGAGGACTCGAGATCTGGTTCTCCCACGGCAACGGCATCATGCGCGTCGGCTCGCCGGAGGCCGGTTGGTCGACGGCTTTCAATGATCCGAATGTGTTCGCGCGCCAGTCGCTGGCACTGTCCGCGAGCTACCTGTGGACGTACTCGACGAGCTGCAACGTCAATCGCAGGGATTTCCCGAGCCTCGGCAACCTTGCGACGGAAGCGAGTGGGGCCAGCGCCAGCTACCCCATGCTGGCGGTGCTGGGCGATGGGGATTACGTGTTCGTTGGGCACGACTCCGGGCTCCGACGCAAGGTTGGGCTGGGCGGCGCGTGGTCGACCATCATCCTAGGGTCGGGGGCGAACGCCCTCTGGGGATACACTGTTGACGACCTGCCCCCCAAGCTGCGCAACACATCGCCAGGATTGGGGGAAACCGCATCCCCCGACTGTAGCATGTACTTTGAGGTGTACGACGAGGAGACCGGGGTTGACCTGTCGACGGTAGAGGTCGAGGTCAACGGGTTCCAGGTCTACGCCGACAGCTTGCAGAAGAACGGGTGGATGGTCGTCGTGACGGCCCTAACGGACGGGTACAGCTTCCTATGTACTCCACCCTCCGTGCTGCTCGGCGCGCTTGTCTTGGTCGACGTGCATGCCGATGACATAGCTGGCAACACGATGGACCGCAGCTATGCGTTTTTCCTGACGACCGAGGATGAGCAAGTGGACGACGACACAGACTACATGGACCTGTACCTGACGACCGATGGGCACGACCTAGCGGTCGAGAACTACGATCTGAAGCTGGTCGCGGGAGTCGACGCAGTCCGGCAGCGCCAGGCGGTCGCCCTACGGCTGTTTCTCGGCGAGTGGTTCCTGGAAGAAGACGCCGGGATGCCGTACTATCGCGACGTGTTCATCGCTAACCCAAAGAGCCGGGTGATCGAGGCTCTGTTCCGTCGCGAGATCTTGGCAGACCCGCAGATCGAGCGGGTAACCGAGTTCGCCATGAGCATCAACAAGGCGACGCGGAAGGTCTCCGTTGATTACGAGGCGGTCAGCTCGGTGGGAGTCATCGAAGCAAGCGACGTGTTTCCGTAGGGGCGCATCATGACGACGTACGGTGTCACAGCGACGGGGTTTGTCAGAAAGAGCCTCGTCAAGATCAAGGAGGACCTGGAGGCGGCGCTCAAGTCGGCCTTCGGGAACAACATCAATCTCGCCACCACGTCGGTGTTCGGCAAGCTGGTCGGCACGCTGGCACAACCAGCAAGCGACCTGTGGGAGCTCGCCGAGGCGGTCTACAACGCCATGATCCCCAGCTCGGCCGACGGGGTCAGCCTCGAAGGTTGCTGCGACCTGATCGGCATGGCCAAGAATGCCGCCGTCACCAGCAAGGTTACCGTTGTCGTCGAGGGCACGGTTGGAACGGTGATCGCGGCCGATTCGAAGGTCGCAACAGTGACCGTCGGCGATCAGTTCGAGAGCATCGACTCGGCCACGATCGATGCAGCGGTCGCCGTGCGGAGCAACACGGCGCTCGTCGGAGCTGTCACAGACGGCAAGGTGTATACGATCACGATCAATGGAAACCCCTACACGTTCACCGCGACCGTGCCGACGGATGACGAGGATGATGTCAGCGCCGGGCTCGCGGTGGCGATCAACGCAGGCGCAGACCCCGTGACCGCAACCGATCTCGCTGGCGGGCTGGTGCAGGTCGATGGAGACGATGACGCCGACGGACTTCCGCGACCATTCGCGCTCGTTGTCAATGCGAACCTGTCGATCAGCACGGTGGGGAACTTGGTTGCGTTCGAGAGCAGCGTCGCTGACGCGATCATCGCCTACGCCGGGACTCTGACCGAAATCGTCAACCAGGTCGGCGGATGGACGGCGGCATGGAACCCACTTGATGCGGTTCTGGGCAACCCGGAGGAGACCGACGCTGCACTCAGGGACCGTCGGACCGCGTCGCTTGCAAGCCCAGGCGCTGGTACATTGGATGCGATTTACGCGTCCATCGTATCCATCGACGCTGTGATCGCCTGCGTTGTGATCGAGAACACGACGGACGCTGTCGATGCGAACGGGCTCGCCCCGCACTCCATCCATGCCGTGGTCGAGGGCGGCGCGGACGCCAACATCGCAGCCGCACTGTGGGCGCGCAAGGGCTCGGGGATCGCCCTGAACGGGGCAGAGAGCGTCGCGGTCAACGACTCGCAGGAGTTCTCCCACACGATCTTGTTCAGCCGGCCGACGCCGGTCCTGATGTGGGTCAGGGCAACGTATACCAAGTACGCCGAGGAGACGTTCCCGGACAACGGCGAGGCCACGATCGCGACGAGCTGCCTGGCTACCGGTACCGCGCTGTCGGTTGGTAGCGACGTGCTGCCCGACCGGTTCAAAGGGCCGGTGTTCTCCGCTGTGGCCGGTATCGGGGTGCTGGTCATCGAGATCGCGGTTGACGACGGGTTCGGTGCTCCTGGGGCGTACCAGTCGACTCCGCTGGCGGTTGCGTTCACCGCTCGGGCGACGTTCGACTCTGGCCGGATCACCGTCGTGGAGGCATAACCGTGGCTGCATCGTACCAGGATGACCACGCGTCGGAGGTCCTCGCCCTGCTCCCGGGTCAGTTCGAGGAGAGCGCCCTACTGCGCGCCCTGGTGGCGGCGAGTGTGGGCCCCTCGGACCCGACGACATGGGGCATGCAGGAGCTGGAGGATGTGCTGTGGGACATGCTCACCCTCCGGTGGCTGGCATCGGCGAGCGGGCAGCAGCTCGACGACCTCGGGGTGGTTCTGGACGTCCCGCGCCCCTCCAGTGATGACGACGAATACAGGGACCTGCTCTACCTGCAGGTCTTGATCGACACGTCGCTCGGCGATCCGGAGCGCATGATCGCCATCGTACTGCGGGCAAGTGGGGCAACCCTGGTCCATCAAATCGAGCATCCTCCGGCAGCGCATTCGTTCTACTGCCACCACATCAGCAAGTTTGCATGGCTTGCCCGGGCCGCAGAGGCGGCGCTTGCCGGGGTGCGAACGGTCATCACGGGCAGCGAGACCTTTGACCCGTTCGTGTTCGGGAAGGACAGCGATGCGGCTGGCGCGCTGCACGGCGACGAGCTACCGTTCGGCCACGGATGGGGCGAAAGCGGCGCGGGGAATGAGGATATCGGCGGAGACTTCACAGAGCTGTTCGTTCAGGAGTAGACTGGAGAGACCATGGCAGGCGTGAGACCAACCGACGGACTTCCAGAGTGGGCATCGAGCGACGTTGTTGACCCGACGTCCGGCCAGAACAACAAGGTTGAGCCGCCGGCCGGCTGGAAGTCGAACGGCTGGAGCTATCAGGAAAAGCCGCCGAGGAACTACGACAACTGGCAAAAATGGCAGTACTACAAGTGGATCGAGTACCTCGACCTGGCCTGTGTTCGCCCGGCGACCTACTTCGTTGCCGCCTCCGACGCCACGGACGAGTCTCGGGCCCACGCCGACGCGGTGTGCGATGGGGTCAGCGACGAGGCCCAGCTTCAGGAGGCGCTCAGTGCGATCGCCGCGGCCGGCGGGGGACTGCTGCTGCTGAGCGAGGGCACGTTCACCGTGAACGGCGGTCTCACCATCGGCATCTCGGTGCACATCCGAGGCGCGGGGATCGGCGCGACCGTGATCAAGGTCGACGCTGCCGCATCGACGGACTTCGCAATCCTGTCAGCGATCAACAAGACCGAGATCTCGGTCGCCGAGCTGAGCATCGACGGGACCGGCGGCTCCGTCGCCCAGAACCACACGGGCATCCTGATCGACACCTGCTCCGAGGTGACGATCCACGACGTCCAGGTTTTCCAGATCGCCTATGACTCCGGCCTGTACACCGGCGGCAACGGGGCGGGCGTCAACATCGATGACTCGACGCAGGTCACCCTGTCTCGGTGCACCATCAAGAACAACGGCGGGATCGGCGTCA